ATGATAGTTAGCATACTCTTTGGCGTAGTTTCTAGCCATTAAACCAAACTGCTGATACCGCCCATGTCGCGCATAGCTATTTCTCTATCTCTTTCATCTGGAACTATAGTCGGAGACATAGCCAGGGTAGGCTCGCTTACTGGTGTAAGATTGAATGAATCTATTTGTTCTTGTAGTTGAACATCTGGAAGCAGCTTACCGCTTACTTCAGCATTTGATACTTCTCTAAATGCTTGCTCGTTTACAGCTGCTTGTGATGGAGCTGGTGTTGAAACAGAGTTATGTTCTGGCATATCTTCAATACTGTCGTGCGCTAAACCTTCGGTTACAGCTCGTATTTCTTCTCTGATATCTGGGTTAGCTTCATAAATTTGATACAGTCTTCTAACGTGTTGACCAAAACTTTGTGGATTATATGCAGCAATTTCTACGCCCTCGGATAACCAGTTTACAAAGTTTTTATTAGTTAATAATTTTGCAGACATGTACGGAGCTGCTAGTGCACTTAAGCCATACTCAAAACCTTCCGATCCGACAAGTTTACCAAAACCAGCGTCCGCTGCACCAATACCAAATATACTTAAAGCTCCTAACACTCTGGCTGTACCACTTGGGTTGGCCATTTGTTGAGCAGACTTACCGACTCTATCAACAACAAAAACCAGGTTGTCCAGCTCACCGACAAGATCTGCATTTTCAGTTCCAGAGAACAATGCCTCTTTTGCTTCTTTACTTAACCTGTTCCAGTTAGTAATAAATGTCTTGGGTGAGAATCCTTGTTCAGCTAAATATTCGCTGCCTTCTCTGACAACACCCTCACCAATTTCGGAGGCTGCTGAAAGTCCTGGTGTTGGTAATCCCATTCTGCCTAGCATATAACCAGACATAACACTGTATTCATCTGGAGTCAGCATGGATCTAAGTTTTATTAGATCTTCACCACCATCCTTTGCACCGCTCAATACATAATTAAGTGCGTTAGTAGATCTTGCTTCACCTCTTTTTATTATATTGTCTATATATGTAAGTCCGCCTTTTTTGCCTGTATTATCCTTTACAAATTTATTTGCAGCCTTGTATTTTGCAAGAGCTTCTGGACTCTCTGATCTTGCAACAAGATCATCCAGATCTTTGGTTACATAACCTATAAGCTCTTTGACTTTTCTGTTTGAGGCTGACAAAGCTCCTTGTGATTCTGCGCTTCTTATGTTGGCCATTAAACTAGATCTAAAATCTTTTAGTTGGTTGTAAGTCAAGACACCATCTTTTGCATCTTGCAACACTCTTTCTGCCAAACGTAAAGCTGGATTGACTGTTGGTTTACCTGTAGCAGTTGTAGATTGTGCTAGATATTTATTCACAAAAGCCGTTGTGTTGTTTGCATCTGAAACCAGATTTTCTGGCATAAATGAGTTTACTTCGTTGTAAAGTTTGCTTGTCTGTTCATCGTATCTAAGCCTTGCTGCCTTTGCAGAATCAACCAACTCTTCAGCTGCTTCTGCTGTTGTTCTTATGCCGCCATACTTTTCTGCTAATTCTTTAGCAAAAGTATCCATTTGTTGAATAGTTTGCGCAGCATTATCGTGCATGATTTTTGTAGAAGTTGGTGCAGCTGCAAGACCTTGTTCAATTAAATTTATTGTTGGATTTGCAGTAACCATACCAGCAGAAGGATCTGTTATACCGACTGCATCTAATTTTTGTTTTGCTACCTTTGCATCTTTAGACATAGCGCCAGACATATACCTAATCGGTTGTCCTGCAACATATTTTATTCCTTGAAATGTTTTGTTTACGATTGGTCCACCGATTGCGTTTATGGTAGCTGTCGTACCGTAATCTGCTAATCTTTCACTTCCTGTTCTGGTATCTTCTGTTTCACCAAAAAAATCTAATATACCGATATATGCTTCTCTTGCAGTTGCTGATCCTAAACCCTCTCCAGCAATCACGCCAGCAGTTATGCCAGCAGGACCACCTGGAGCTCCAGCAATACCACCACCGATAGCGCCACCAACAGCGCCTACTGTTTCTGCTATTTCTGGTCCAACATCAACTAGATCCCTTAAACCAGGTATAGGCATACCAAACAATCTTAGATCTTCATCAAACAGGGTAAGTTGATTAGTTTCTGGATCTGTATAAACAAAGTTACCTCTACCAAACTTAGCAGCTCCATTTTCTGGATCAAACACTTCTACAGGCACTGCGTCTGGATAAAAATTTTGTAGTGTGGCCAACCTATCTTCTGGTTTTTGAGCTGCGCTTACAGAAGCTCTTACGTTTGCAGGTGCGCCTTTTTTTGTATCTATAGAAGCAAGCAAACGCTCTTGCGCTATTTTATCCAGCAAAGCATCTTCATAGTTACCTTCTTCCTGGTCTTTTTCAACCATAGATAACAAAATATCTGTTTCTAAGTTTTTAAAACCATCGCTCATAGTAGGCCTCTTTCTTCTAATTTTTTCTTTAAGTCTGGATCGGTCTTAGCTCTTTTACGCAACTCTTCCAAAGCATCTTCACCGACTGGAGATCCACCAGTTGCCTGGACAATTTTTTTTGTCCTGGTATAAGCCTCACCTGCTTGTCCACGCATAGCAGCAAGTGCATCTCTTCTGGCTTGTCTTTTGTTTGCTAGGGTTTCTGGATCATCTCCAAATTCAGGAAAGTAAGTTAGGTTTATCCAATCTATTTCACTTTCATTAATAACAGCACCAGTTTCTTGCCTTAGCTGCGCTGTAGAAAAATCAATTTTTGCTCTTTGATATTGTTTGTATTTTGGTGAATTTAACACACGTTCAATCGCATCTGGAATAATTGGCAAGTTACTTACTATCATGTCGCGAATGTTGACAGGATTGAAACCAGAGTTTTCTAAATCTTCTAATTGTTCTACTGCATTTTCCATACGCACAGCAAAACCAGCTTGTTTTTTTTGTTCGCCAGTAAAAGGATCTTTTACCTTTTCAGTTCCTTCAATCGGCTGAACTCGTATTTGTTTTTCTTGTTCTGTTTCGAGCGGTTGAAATGGCATTATTCCATAACTCCTTCAACACCTTCTGGGTTTCTGTATATAGGTTTATTATCTTTATATTTTCCTGTAAAGGTGTAAGTAATACCTTCTTCAATAATAGTACCCTCTGGCGTTCTTTTTTGAAAAATGCTATCTACATCAATACCAGGAATAGTTACTGTTTGAGCTCCTGTTTCAGTTTGTATAACAGAAGTTTTATCTTGTCTTGCTATAGCAACTGCTACTTTATATTCTGGCTCTTTTTTTAACTCTGGATTATTTTCAGCTGCAACTATATACGCTAATGCCTTACCCAAAGTAGAAGATCCAAAATCAGCACCGCCAGCGCCTTCTAATGCAGCTTCAAATTGCATTTCTAAAATGTCTTTTGAAAGCTCTGCTTGCTCTTTTCTTTTATTCTCAACTTGTTGATAGGCTAATAGGGCAAGCTCTTGTCTAATTTTATCTCTTTCAGACCTTAACTTTTCTGCTCTTTGATTAAAAGATTGGAAGCCAGCAGTAAGACCAGCTCCTAATCCTCTTGGATCAGATGCAGCTCCAACCAAACCAGCACCCACCGCAGAAGCTAGATCAAAAATGTTTTGTTTTCTTTGTTGTGGAAACAAACCAGCTAACTGCTCTGATTGTGTTTGTATATCTGCTGCTGTTACAGGAGCAGAAGTTTGTGCACCGTATAAAGCAATGATGTCTTCTGGTGTCAATGATGTTGAGACATCACCGCCTTCATTAAACAGATCTATTTGTTCTGGTATTTGTGCTCTGGTTATCGCCACTACTTTCCTCCATAAAGGTTACCTAAAGAACCAAAAGCCTGCAAACCTGTACCTATACCTGTCATCATAGCACTTGGCTTAGGTGCAAATTGTGTAGTTGTTTGGAACTGTCCTGCTGGTGCCATACTTACGAACGGTGCCAGAGCTTGATATTGTAGCAGTGGTGTCATTTGTCTTTGCTGTAGATTTCTTCTTTGTGCATCTAATTGGGCTTGTGTCATACCTTGTTGTTGTGAACCCATGCCGTATAGAGCAGCTATATCAGAAGCAGAAGCTCCAGCTGCTTGTGCACCTAAACCTTGTAAGCTAGATCCTAAACCAAACTGACCTTGTTGTAATGCTTGGCCAGCACCCATTTGCATACCAGCTAATCCAGTTCTAGCACCGCCAAGAACTTGTTGTCCTGCTAATGCTTGTTGTCCAGCTTGTGATAATGCTTGTTGTTGTGTTGTGCCTAAACCAGCTAGTGTAGAAGCAAGGTTTTGTTGTGCTGCTAATCTTTCAGCAGTCGTTCCTCTTAACATGCTTTGTAGAGCTTGTTGTGAAGCTAACTGTTGTCCTGCGGTTCCTCTTTGGAACTCAGCTAATGATTGTCCAGCACCTAATCTTTGGCCAGCAATAGATCCTAAACCAGATGCAAGCGCTTGTTGCGCTGCTAGTTGATCACCAGATAAACCTCTGAGCATGCCAGTTAATTGTTGACCAGCTCCTAGTCTTTGCCCAGCAAGTCCAGCTAATCCGCTTGCTGCTGCTCTTTCTGCTTCTTTTTGTCTTGCAAACTCGCTTAAACCTGCTTGTTGTGCTCTTTGGAAGCCACTTGATCTAATACCACCAAGAGCTTCTGCAAGGCCTCTACCGAGCGCTTCGGTTCGTTCAGCAGCACCTAAACGTGCTCTGGAACCAAAAGCAGACTCACCACCTCTTGCAATGTCACCCGCTCTTGCGCCAATATCTGATTTAGCGCCTTGTTCCATAATATCTTCTATGGTTTGTTGAACAACTCTTTCTTCAAACGGATCATAAAACTGTCTTGTTAATCCTTGGTTGTAGCCGCCAACACTACCTCTTAATAAACTTTCTGGATCTTGTAAACCGCGTTCAAATCTTCCAACATCCGATATGCCTCTACCAGCTATACCAGCTGTTCTAGCACCAAACTGTCCTGTAGCTCCTCTTTGTATGCCTTCTACATCTGTAAGCCTTCTACCAAATTGATCAACGCCTCGTTCTAAACCAAGCTGAGATCTTCCTAAGCCTCTGGCAAATTGTCTTGCGGCTCTTTGAGATCCTGTTTCTACTCCAGATATTCTTCTACCAAATTCATCGGTTGCGCCTCTTGTTAAACCTCTAGCTTCATCTAAAGATCCAACCAGGCCTCTTAGTCCTGCTTCTCTAAGGCCTCTGGCCTCACCAACACCTCTAGCTATATCTTCTACGCCTTGTGCTGCTGTTCCTAATGATTCTCCTACTCCGCTTTGTAAAGCACCTAAGCCACTAAAATATGCTTGAGTTGCTTGATCTAAATAGGGTTGTTGCATGCCTATGGATTGTCTTTGCAGTTGCATAGCTGCAAGTTGATCTGGACTGAATCCTGCGACTTGTTCATCTATCACGACTGGTTGGCCTTGATCGTCATAAAAAACCTTCTCAGCCGCTCTCATGGCTCCAGGAATAAAGCCGCCCTGGCCACCAACACCAAACAATAATTGCTCGGTTAGTGGATCTAAACCAGACTGAACTTGAGTTACGCCAGCTGCGTATGGAGTTCCTCCAGGAACTTGCGGTGGCGCAGTCGTAGTTGTCGGCGCTGGCTCTGCGGGCGCTGTGCCCACTCCATCCGTCGTGGTTGCGGGTGGTTGTGTTGGAGCAGGCGGCGCAACTGGTGGTTGATTTGCTGCAACAGTTGTAGATGCAGGTGGTGTCACTGGCGCAGGTGTAGCCACTGGATCTGTAACTGGAATTGGATCTCCAATCTCTGCAATTCTTTCGGAGGGCAGTTCTGCAATCATGTTTGAATATTGAGGTGGTGTAGGAGGAGGTGGTGGATTGATGCCTTGGTTACCTATGAAGGTTTGTAATCCTCCAATATTTGTTCTTGGATCTGGTATTCCAATTCTGTCAAAATAATCTTTATCAAAAACTTCTTGTCCTGTTGTTGCGACAAAATCATTTAATCCTGGATCTGTTCTTCCAGCACCAGCAGCTCTTCGTGAAGCCTCTGCTTCTTCCCTTGATACTTGTGGTCCAATATTTAATTCTGGCATATTTAGAAATCCAGCCTCTCTTAGATCTGTGCCAACTCTAGCACCATCTGGAGGAGTTACGCCTGCTGAACCAATCATAGTGCCATCTAGTCCACGAATCTCTGTTGGTCTTATGCCTGGGCCAAATCCAAAGTCTTGTGGAGGTATAGGTTTACGCCTGTCTCTAGCTCTTCGTCTTATTTCGCCTTCAATAGGACTAAAATTATTAAGGCCAGCATCGTAACTATCGAGAAGACTTTGTCCCATGTTAGTAACGTCTATGAGGGGTTCATTTGGCGGTAGTTTTGGTGGTGGTGGTACCATTGGTGCTACTGGCGGTTGATTAATCATTTCCTGTAATCGCTCTGGCGATAAAATAGGTTCACCTGTAGCTAAACTTTGTTGCACTGCATCTTTGACTGCTGGAGATATGTTTTGTAAAGCACTTAGATCTGGTATGTTTAAACCAGGTATTGATGGCGGCATAATAGGAAGCATAGGACTAGGTTGTGGACCTCTTCGTTGATTATTACTAACCGCTCTTTTTAAAAAACCACCACCTCTAGGCTCAAGATCTGGCCTTCTTGTTAAAGATCCAATACCAAAGCCAGGATTAAGTCTTTCATCAAGAGCCTGTGGTACGCCCTCTTTTACTCTTTTTAATACGTTAGAAAATAGTCCCATATTACGATACCTTAGCTTGTGAAGCGAAAGTATCCATCATCTTGTACATAAGATCCATACCACGCTCTCTGTTCTCTTCTAAAGACGGAACCAAACTAATAATACCACCAGGTTCAGACTTCATTTCATACGATCCTGCGCCTCTTACGGCCCTTCCAGTCATAACAAATTCACCGTCACTCAACATAGCTGGTATATCATCACTGGTTTCTGTTCCTGGACCGTTTATATCGCCGTCCATTCTTGGAAAATTATTTGGATTTAGTTCGCCGCCTTCTTGCATTTGTACAGCTCCACCTTCGGCGTAAGCCATTACAGGGCCGCCATACATTAAACCTCTAGCCATACCGCCTTCAAGATCTTCTACAGCTCCGCCGTACATCATTTCTCTTGGTTTACCACCAGATAGCTCTGGTAATGTGCCTTCGGGTAATAAACCAAACTCAACTGGGTTTGGTGCCTGCTGTCCCATTCTTCTAGCTATTTCAGCTTCTATGTTATATCTGCCTGTAGGACTCATAGTAGTTAGTGGAGTTAGAGGAACACCTGTTTGTTTTTTAGCGTCTTCGTAAGCCAGCTTACCTAAACCAGCAGCTAACCCGCCGATACCTAACATACCTAATGGTGACATACCACCAGCTTGTTGCTGGCCACCAAAAAATCCACCGCCTTGTGGACCAGTTCCTAACATGTCTTCTACACCTTGTGGTAATAATTTAGAACTTAAAAATTGCATCGGCGTTTTACCACCTAAAAATCCACCAGATTGTTGTTGTGCTAAATAAGCCTGTTGTTGTTCAGGTGATAATTGTGCAAACTCTGCTTCTGTCATAGCTGGAGCTTGTGGTTGACCTAATCCTGTTAAGCTACCTAAACCTCTTCGTATTGATGGACCTAACTTACCACCAAACATACCTTTATCACCTGTTGCTGGGTTAAAGAATGTGCTTGTAAGTTTTCCAGATTTTAAACCACTGCCTAAAGCTCTAAACTTGTCTAAACCGCCTAGTTGGCTAAAACCGCCTTGGCCTACAGCTTTACCGCCAACTGTTCCTAAACTACCGACACCACTAAATAATTTACCAGCACCATAGCCGCCTAATGCGCCAGATACTGCGCCTTTTAATCCTTTACCTGCTGCTACATTAGTTGCAGCTCCGATCGCTCCAGCTAATACTGGTCCTACTCCTGGAATAAAGTTTGCTAACGGTCCAGCTACAGGTGCTATCTTTTTTACAACCTTTTTGAGTGCTTTACCAATTTTCTTAAAGAAAAACTGCTCTAAACCAGTTACTGGGTTTAAACTCGCGATACCAGATCCTACGATTGCTTGTTCTGGATTGATATCAAATTCATCAAATTTTTTCGCTAAAGCTGATTCAAACTGTTCATCTTCTAAAAACTCTGGTGGTATAACCATTTCTCCAGGTCGTAAATGTGCAAGCTCAGTATCTCCGCCTTCACCATATTGTTTTATTTGTTCAACTTCAGCTGCTAAGGGTGATTCTTGTATTGCAAGACCGCGCTCAAGCATAGCTTCAAGTATTTGTTTCTCTTCGTCGGTCATGTCTTTAGACACTTCATCGACCATCATGTCTATTTCTTGTTCAGATACAGCACCTCTTTGCATCATATCTTGTGGTGGCATTTGATCGCCAGGACGCATCATCATATCTTGTGTGACACTACCGCCTGCTTGTAATCCGTAAACTTTTCTTAAACTGTCTTCTAATGCGCTCATGGTGTACTTACTGTCACTGCTCCTATACTTGTTGTTGCAGAAAGTCCAGTCAAGTAAGTTTGATGTTCGTACAGGTTTCTAAACTCTGTACCATCAAAGGCTTGGTGAACCTCTGTCGTTGTGTTAAATATAATAGCTCCTGTAGCAAATTGCAATTCGCTAAGGTCTGTGGAGTTATATGATTTTATTGCGTCTGGATCAACAGATCCCAGGTTAATTTCTAAAATTCTAACTAGGCGATTGAAAGTGTCAGCTGAAACGTTATCACCGACAGCAAAAGGTAGTTGTGTAGGTAATAATTTGCTCATTATCTACGCCCAGATGGTTGAATCTCTACTCTTGTACTACCAAGCCTCCACTTGTAATTTTTTTGATCAGCCTCAGTGTTATCATCGTCGGACTCAAAGCGCAGAACAAACTGTCTTGCTCTTGATCGTAAAGACGTAAAGGTTGAGCTTGTGGTAATTTGTGAGGTCGAATCAGTTGATAAAGTTTGGTTGCTAAAGTCACGTCTTTTAACCACAACGTTTATAGCTGGGTTTTGACTGGTGCCTGTATCATTGAAAAATAATATATCTGGCAGGATTCTTTTTAAAAATACAAACCTGTCGCCGTCTCCTATATCAATGTCAGCAGATTCTATAAAAACACCATCCATAGCGCTTTGATCATTATTAAATCCTTTCTCATGTTCGTAAATATATTTAGATCCGTTTTCACCACCTGCTAACGGTTTGTCTAATACGCCTGCTGCAAGCCAAGAGTATCTTTCTAATGATCCAATACTCCAGGTACCCTCTTCATAATTGTAAATTGCATACCTAGATATTTCACTAGTGTTATCGTCTAGTGAAGGATAAAAAAACCAAACTTCTGAAAACTCTTCATTAAGTCCTGCAAAGCATTTAAACGCCTGGCCTTCGTCAAGATCTGAAAATACATAATCTTGCACGCTACAAGGTATTTGTTGTACTGATCCGTTGTAATAGTAAAAACCTTTTTTAGACATGTAATAAACACCTTTGGGTGAATTACATACGGCTTTTGGTCCAATCAAACCAGCTCCTTCATTAATAAGGTTTACAGCAAAGGTTAAAGGCGGTCCTATAAAATTCATAGAATATAACGAGGTATCGGTCCAAATAAGTATTTCTTGTCTAGCTTTAATGCCACCGACTATTGATGATCCAGATGATAATCTTAAAGATCCTGCTGTATTGGTTGCTAATGGTTCAAACTCTAATGGGTTCTCTTGATCACTAAAAGCTACAAGCATAGGATCCAATGTTCCTGTTCTTGAGCTTCCGCTTATGGGATCTGCGCCTAAAACCACTAAATGTCTGTCTGTTTCAGATGTAATGACTTGTAAGGCTTGCGTTGGAACTAAATTTGCGCCGCTAGTTGTAGCTAACTCAACTGCTCTTGTTGATAAACCGTCATTTTCTACCCAACGATAAATACCACCACCTCTTGGGTTTATAATTAAATCTTCGCCGTAATTATCGTGTGTCCATAATCGTAGTTGGTTTGCTGCTGAAATAGCTGTTGATGAACCCCAACCACCAGCACCCCAAGTTCCTACACCCCAACCAGTAGACTGTACATAATTTTCGAGTCCAGAATTGACTTGATAGGCTGCATCGGTTGCAGATCCACCGTTACCAGTATCACTTGAGTTTGCTGTTACAGTTGATCCACTTGTGTCTTTTGCTGTTATTTCATAAGTGTTGGTACCTGTCACCAGGCTTATTTGATACTCTTGATTTAATACCACTGCCGTGATATTACCACCCAAACTAACCGCACTTGAAAATGTAACAAAATCACCGCTTACAGCTCCATGACCTGCATCGGTCACTGTGATAGTAGACGATCCATCGGTTGCAGCAAAAGTTGCTGCGTTAGTGGTATTTTTTCTTATAGGCGTAACATCATTATATGTTCCACCCTCTTCAATGTAATATTTATTAGTTGTGCCTATACCAAGATATTTTGATCCGCTCAAAGAAATCCAAGAGTGTAGAGCTCTAGCAGAACCAACTATTGTATTAGTAGAAAACTTCTCCCAACCACCAATTTTTTCAACTCGACCTTTTCTAAACCTAATTTTATCGGCATCAACCCAACCGCCTTCGTTTGCGTAATCGGTTTCTTCCTTATTTATTCCTGGTTTAAAATCTATCTTCGACAGCGGCATAATATTTAGGCATTGCTGCTGTTAAGCTAATCTTATAATCGCACCAGTTGCTGTAGCACTTGGAAAAACTATAGTAAAGTCACCAGCTGTAGATGTTTTGTCGCCGCCAAAATCTATAGCTGCAACAGCTTTGTCAGAATCTGTATCATTATAGATAAGACAACCTCTTGCTGTTACGGTAGCGTTACTAAAAGTTAAATCTGCAAAATCAACAACAGCAGTCGTACCAGTTGTGACTGGAGTCACATTCGTTAATGCTGAACCAGCAGCTGTATAATTAGTACCAGTTGCCTCACCAGTTGTAACGTATGCTGTAGTTCCTGCTCCAAGTGTAGCCGAGCTTGTATACAAAGCTAACTTAAAAGAGTCACCAGATGACGCTGTAAAATTATGCGTGCCCACCAAAAGTTCTTGTTTAAAACTTGTGCAAATTGCGGATGTTATTGCCATTATAGCTCCTTTAATATTTTAGCCATGTCGCTGTGGCCTTGTTTTTCTAATAAATTTGCATAAGTCGTATTTTGCGACTTAATTGCATTTTTCATACTATGTAAGATTACAGTATAAACTTGATTTTGGAAAGCCAAAGCCTGCTGTTTGATATGCTCGGGAGCAGACTCAGAATAGTCGCATATTTTCTTAGTTGCCTGGGCCGCCCAAAACTCTGGATCATGGCCCTTGCCCTCGGTGGTTGTAACACCAACTTTACCTAATACAAAATCGCTTTCTACACTCACCCTTTGTACGGCTCTGGTGGAGCAACGTCCTCATTAATTTTCAGACCGTGTTTTGCAAGATCTTCGTTAATATCATCGTACGGACCAATAATGAATCTGCCTTCATGTGGTATTGCTACCAATGGTTTATCTAATCTATGAAAACCGTACAGCTTTTCTGTTGCTGGCACGTTTGAATCTAAAACTGTAGATCTACCGCTGATACCGATAAGAATGTCAGCTGCCATACATTTACTAATCCAGAACTCTACACAAGCTCTACCAGCTTCTGCAAAATGCATGTTTTCTTTGTATGAGAAGTCAATACCAAATAGATCTAGTTGGCCAACTTTGTTATACAAAGCAAACGCTATAGCATAAGCAACAGTATTATTTAAGTATGCGCATTGTGTTGCGTTGCAAACATCTTCCAACGGATACATAACAGGATTTTTTATTCTAGGATCCAGCTCGCATGTATATACAGGTGCATCGTTTTCTTGTAACACTCTGCACATAACCGAAGTTTGATGGCCAGCATCGTCGGTATCAAAAAACCTGCTTGCAGGATCTAACATAAATATTCTATCGCATGGATATGTAGATGCAGCTGAGTTTATACACCAGACTTCATCCCACTCCCTACCGTTTTGTAAACCAATAGCAAAATCAACTTGTGATATGCCAAGACCGATCAGAGCAATTTTCTTGCCCTCTAGTGACTCAATTCTGCTCATTAGCTCACGCTAGAGCGAACAGAATCGTACCTATATTCGTCGCGTGTACCACGACCTTCGGATGTATTTTTCATTCTGGCTATCGCCTCCTTAAAGCGTCCCTCCAACTGCATAATAACGTCAGATGGCTCTTTAAGAAAAATAGCACCCTCAACTAAGGATCCATACAACAAAGCGTCAGAATAGTCCGTAGATAAGAATGTCGTGCCAGAGTCGCTACCAGCAGTCAATGAGACTGGTTTATGTAAATAATGAAGCTCAACCGTATAGTCCTGGTCGGGTATAGGTGATACTTCAAAAGCCGCATCATCAAATAGTGAGTAATATTTTGGTTTGGATCTTGTTGTTCCAGATGAATATTCCTTAATAAATGATGGATGTTTAAAATCTAAATAATCGTATGTGTCTGAACTTATGGTAGCCAAACTCATAGGCGTATAAAAATCTGTAGGTGTTGCTAAAAATCTGTTACCAGTAGTGACCGTGCCCTGGACGTTTTTTCTTTGCTCTGGTAATTGAACAAACGAGAATATTCTGTCCTCGGCCTCTTGTATAAACGTTGGCAATTGATCAGTAAAAGTTGTTTCAGAAACTTCCAAGTAATCTTGTATAGCTGTTTTAAGTGTGCCGTAAGTAAAACTCATGTTGTCACCGTTACCTCACCTACACCAGATGTAACCGAAAAGGTAGTCAATACTGTACCTAGTTTTCCGTCACCAACGTTGGTGTAAACTAAAAATTTTGAATTATCGTCAGCTGTATCTGGTCTTGCATCTTTAACAGCCTGGGGATCATCTGGAGCTGGTTTTGGCATTAGCTGGGGATGTTTAGGATCCCACTGATCTGGACCTACTAATAAACCGTCCCAGGTTTTACGCATGTCCTGGAGCTTATATCTAAAGCCAGATATATCGCAGATGCCGTATGAAAATTTACCAGATGCAAAAGCCATTATGCGTTGTTATAACTCCTAAGATTTGGTGATACTCTAAATGATGCTCTGTCTTCGTCGGTTGACATAGCACGATCAAATTCTTCTTCGTACAAACTTTTCAATAAACTTGTTCTTTCTGGAGCTCTTTTTAATGATATGTAATATGCCAGGCCAGCTGCTAAACAGGGATAAAACCTAAACGGCATATCCATAGTATTTGCACCTGCATCGGCATCGTCCATTCTAGTTAATACATTCATATAAACCGTGTATGTGCTTGTCTTATCTGGTACAGGCCAAACAGTTATTGTTGGTGTTGTTTGTTTGTTAATAAAAAATTGATTTGGTTTACCAGTGCTGGTTTTAGTGGTTATATGTGAATATTCAGCTCTGCTTAATCTGGTCATTGGTAGATCTGTTGTTTCGGATCCTACAGTTTCTCTTATGTAAACATCTAAAACATCTATTGGAGCCGTAGCGTTTGTGCTGTCAATATTGTAAGTACCTGTATCTTTAACCATAGCAACTGTTTTTTCTTTTACAGTCCACTGATTTAGGCCTCTGTTGGCCCATTCTGCAAGCATAAGATTAAGACTTCTACTTGCGCTTTTTAGATCAT